TCCCTTGTCAAAGAACCGTCATCCTTTGACTCAGATAGTGTATCAGATTTTGTTGAAGATGTCTTCTTTAATCTTTCTGCTTCTAACTTTCTATCTCTTTCATCCTCTAGGAATGCTTGATAGTCGTTAGCAGCATCAGCAAAATTAAACATAAGATTAGATTTAAGTTGAATAATGAGGGAGAACCCCTCAGTCTGCCCCCGAAGGAGCAGAGGGAGAGGATCAAGATTCAGAATTAGAGATTGTATTTTGGATACGTTTCCAAATACGGTCTTTAGCCTTCTGCATTGCAATAGAGTTATGCAAACGCTTTATGAATAAAGACTTTTGAAACTCTTCTTCCATATCTTTAAAGGTACGTTTCGTATCCATAATTAAAGGACACTCCCGATAAATAAAGATGCAAGTGCTGCAATAAATGCAAGGTCACGTTGATCTTTATATCTGTTCACCATCTTCTCGCAGTGCTCAGAGTACTCTTTAGCACCTGTAATAATTTCAGGCTTTGTAGAGTTCTCATTAATTACTGCTGCAGAGCGATGATTAAGCTTCACCTTGTTAGTCTTAGGCTCTTCTTTCGATACTTTCGTTAAGTTAGTACCTTCTGGAAGATGTACGACTACTGGTTCCTCCATCATTAGAGTTGCTGTATTAGATACAGTTTCCTCTATCTCTGGAGTTAGGTTTGGTTGGACAATAGGAGTAGCACTCTTACGAGTTCTTCTTCTAGCCATAGTGAGTACATAATGAAGTGAACAAACGCAGCTTTGAGGGCTGCAGAAAAACCGCCCTCCATGAAGGAGGGAAGGTCTTTGAGCAACCGTCTACTTAGTAGTAGAAGCAACTTCTTCAAGCTCTTGTCTTTCAGCACGAGCCTTTTGACTAGCTTTACCTAGCTCAAGTCTGCGTGCCTTATTAACAATAATTTGATACTCTGAACGTGGCTGTCCAGATGCTTTATCAGTCCAAGTATTGTAGCGGATTCTGCCTTGGATTCTTACAACATCACCAATTGCATAGGTGTTCTGAATTTGTAAGCCTACTCCGTTAAAAGCTATAACAGGAATAGCAGCTTCATCCTTTTGATCAGTGGACTCTTTTAAAGCATATAGACGAAATGCAGTCTTAGATAGCTCATCTTTTGGATGAGTTGTCTGTGCATTAGTAGCAATGCGTCCAGTGATGTCAATAGAGTTAAACATAAGTTGAGTTGAATTGTGTGGTAGGACTAGTTCCACTGGTTAAAGTCCAAAAGGTAGACCAGGGCTTGCACCTGGCTAGGCGGTCTATGCCTCTACCTCACTACTAAGTTCCTGTAGGTTCTTAATAGGTGTTAAACCTTCATGAATTTGCTCAACAATGCGAATGATTTCTTCCCATGGAATAAAACAGGAAGGATTACTCTCATAAATAGGAGCGTGCCATTGAACTTCATATGATGTGGGTTCACCAGCTAATCCAAGATGTCCATACTGTCCAATTTGATTAGGAAGTATGGTCACTATGGAAGCTCTAACTAGACCATCGTCATATAGAAGTCGAAATTTTAATAAATTACCTTCCTTAACAAAAGTAAAATGTGACGAATATACATCTTTAATAGACTTAAAGACTCTATATTGTTCACATTGACCTTTGCCATTGACAGGCCACTGTGAGAATTTCGCTTCATTGGTAGCTTGTTCATGAGTAGGTGGTTGATCAACAGCATCTTTCATCTGACGATCAAGTTCGCTCATAGTAGACATAAGTGTGTACTAGATAGGACAACCAAGAAAGCCCTCTTAGCAGTACTAAGAAGGCACTTGGCTGATTCAATCTTGAACCATTTGGAGGTTCCAAACTCCAGATTTATCCTCTGTTGCAATAACTTTCACACTTAAGTTACTTATTAAGCAAAAGAGTCTCACCTCTATGTCTTTGATAAACTCAGACATATTAACCCTGGCTTGTTCAGGATTAGGGAACGTAGTTGTTACAATACGTCCGTCTGCTAATTGCGAAGCAATATCATTACAGACTGAGTTGAGGGTATTCATGGATATAACTCCATATAGGACAACCAAGAAAGCCCCACTAGCAATACTAGTGAGGCAATCAATTAGTTATAACGATAGATAACAGGACCAGTTGTACGGTACTCATTATCAGAACACCATTGAAGCATGGTATCGTTCTTATCGTCAGGCCAGTCGTGTGTTAAACATTGAAGGGTGGTTGCATCATCTATAAGTTCTACCTGAGTCTTTATAAAATAATGAGTCAAGATAGCAATAAAGATGATAGATACACCTTTCACTAGGTTTACAGGAGGGGTAGGCATGAGTCGATTTCTAGGAGGACACCACCAAAAGCCCTACTAGCAGTACTAGTAAGGCAGGTGGTATTCATTAAGCAACTCGCTTAACCTTCTCATCAGGCTTGCCAGCTTCTAATTTCTTAGGGACATCATTCTTGTCTGGGTCTACCAAGTCTCGTAATACAATACGAAACTCACGGACAGATGCAGACTCAACAATGTCAGCTGTGCCTCGGAGAGACTTAGCGATGAACTTTTTGAAATCCATTTGAGTATGTGGGGGTAAGTGGAACGTACACCTGTGGAAAACCATAGGGGTGAGGTCATTACAGTTCTACACCGTAGATACCGCAGCGAGATTCTCTCCCCAAATTCGGGCACAAATAGGGGAAAAAGGGGGTAAAACGGTGGAAAAGCTGTGGAAAACCATCATATACGCACTAAAAAAGCCCCATCAGCAGCACTGACAGGGCGTTGGGGGAGTTAAGCAGGGATTAATTGCTGGCTATAGAAGTTCCGAGCGTCATTACGGGACATAAGCTGGTTATATCCTTGGCACTCGGAGCTATGAGACTTAGCAATCAATTGGACAGGAGCTGTGTCATCGCCCTCCTGAACGAGGAAGGTGTAAGTGAAACGCTTAGTCCAAAGAATGTGTGCTGAAACTTCCATGGTCTTGTTAGAAAGGACAGCTAGAAAAGCCCCACTAGCAGAACTAGCGAGGCGATTCGAATCACTTGGTGCGAAATCCATAAGAGATGCAGAAATCTCTAGTGAATTTCTCTCCGTTAAGACATTGTGCGGCAACATCTGGATGTAGAACTTGATTAAGTCGTGGACCAATCTGTCCTACACCTGCGATGAGGAAGACAACGATCAAAACGTTAGTAACATTGCGTGACATGGGATAACTCCATAGGGTAAGTGCTACCTTTCTTTTTTTCTATACGTAGATAGCTACAGAAAGGTGATGGGAGACTACTCAGATAATTTTGTTCCCTATTCGAGATATATACGAGGCTTGTTTTTCAACAAAAAAGTTAATTTTGTACTAAAAATCCCTAATTAGCACCAATATGGGGCCAAAAGTGCAATTGATATTTGATATTTACCTAATTATTAAAGATTATCTTAAATCTGTGTTTGAATATCTAGTTTTGTCTCTTTGACTTTGATATTTTTCCGATGCTTGCACTGCTTTCATAAATGATTCTTTATCTGGCACTTCAAATGCAAGTTTCTTCTTCTCACCTTGGATATAATCATTAACTTCGGCACTAGCAGACCCACCTTGTGCCATACCTTCTGCCTTTTTCTTAATGGCTTCTAATCTTTTGATTTTTTCTAATCTTACTTTCGATTCCATCAAACTTTTACGAGGCTGATTCATTAATCATAATGGAACTATTTCTTAGATTTATCAAGAATAGAATAATAGAAAGAAAATAACGGGTAATAAGTTCAGATGCCTGTCTCAACTGCAGACTTTTACGCATATGCTCAAGCTACTGGAACTCCAGTGCCTCAAAGTAAGAAAGAACAGGCAGCATTAGTTCCTGCAGTTAGACAATGGCGTAAATCTCAATTACAACAACAAAGACAAGAGAATGCTCCTGACTTAGGAGATGCAGTTGCTTGGACAGGGTTAAGTGCTGGTGCATTAGCAGGATTGTTCTTACGTAAACCTGCAAATGTTAGAAAGGTACAAGATTTTGTTGCAAAACAGAAAACAAGTGTTCAGAACTTTAGAAGAGATGTAGCACAACAATTAGATCCTGATGCTCCTGCTCCTTCTGGAAGAAATACATCTTCTACAACAAATTTACAAGATATACAGAAAACAGGAGCTGATGCGAAAGATGATATTAATGAACTTTTAGAACGAACTAAAGTTGATGATGGAAATGAGTTTCGTGCAATAAAAGAACAAGCTGCAAAAGAGTTTCCTGAACAAGCTAGAGATTATGTAACAGACGAACAGCTTAAACAAGCTGGAATAACTCTAGGAGATGACCCATTACTTTTAACTGCAGCCGAAGATCCTTTACTTTTATCTGCAGGTACTTATACAGCTAGTCCAGGTTCAAAAGCAGGACAATCTGTTACTCAAGCACAACAGTTAGCAGAAGAAGCATTACAAACAAGACAGACTGCCGCTGGCCTTGGTACTCCTCAAGTAGATAATGCAACTGTTGCAGCAGCAGAACAATTAGCCAGATTTAAAAGCAAAACAACTGGTCTTAGTGCTTCTCAAGTAGATAAGGCAGCTGTTGCAGCAGCAGAACAATTAGGAGGTATAAAGATAGCTTTACAGAAACAAGGATTACCTGATTTTGAAATTGATGCTCGTATTGATAGATATGCTTCTACAGGTGAACCTAGATTTTTAGATCCTGCATTTAATGCTGAGACAATTCCTGGAGGACTAGAAGGATTTAGAAGAGAACTACAAGTTGAAAATATTCAAACAAATCAACGAAATCAAATCGTTAGTGGTGAATATAGCATTCCAGAAGGTGAACTGCCTGTTTCTTTAACTGCTAAAAGTACAGTACAAGATGTAAAGGATGGAGCTTTTGATCCAGTAGCAGCAGAGTTAGGTTTACAAGAAGGAAGTGTTCAAACAATTGATCCAACACAAGACTTTGCAAATCGAATGCTGGCAGATGTTGGTTTACAGCAAAGAACAAATGAACAATTTATAAAAGCAAATCAAGTCTTTGCAAGCAAATGGGATGAGTTAGCAAGAGCAGGACAAGTAGCACCACGAGTTATATCAAGACAAGTTGATATGACAGATTTAAACTTACCTGTGGATGTAAAAGGTAAAGTAACTTTTGGTGAGGTTTTAGCTAAAAATAATCCACAAGCTTTAGCTGATATTCAACAAGGCATACCAGTTACTTTGGATGTCCCTTATCAAGTTAATAAAAACAAAGTTATTCAGAATGTTCAGAATAATGCTTTTAAGGTTAAAGGAGATCCTACAAGTGAAGTTATTAGACCTGATCTATTAAAGGAATTACAAGTTTATAAAGAATCAGGAACTCGTTTATCAGGATTACGTCAAGATATTTTTGGAGGTTTAAGTTCAACGACTTTAAATCCAGATGGAACAATCCGTGTCGTTAATGATTTAGAACAATATACACAGGCATCTAGTCGTGAAAGTCAAAGATTCTTTGAAAATGTTAATCCACCAGATATAAACATAACTCCTGATAAGGGAGAACGTTCTATGAAAGGACGTTTTGCAGGAGGAACCGCAACTTTACCTACTCAAGAACCTGTTTACGATTTAGCTTTAGAAAATGTACAAAAAAAAGATGGTACTAACTTTTTAGGAATTACAGGAATTTTTACTACTGAAAAGATTAAAGACCCATTTAAAAGTCAAGTTTCTTTAATAACTAATTTATCTGATGACAATATCGTAAGAAATAAAGATGGTACAAAGGCTATGAGTTCAGCTGATCCAAATATTATTACAACTCAACCTTTAGAATTAAGTCGTGATTTAGGTCCAAATCCTGTAGGTACCACTATACGAAATAATAGACAGACTCCTGTTTATGAAGTACAAGCTGAAGTTGTACAAGCTCCATTACAAGTTGATTTATTTGATAATACAGGTAATTTTATTGAACAAAAAATAGGTTCTGTAAGACGTTCTGAATTAGCTGGTATGGTTAATCAAATTAGAAATAATATTGCAACAGAGAATGCAGCTGGAGGTTTATTAAAAGAACGTATCTTGGCATTTAATAAACAGAATGCATCTACTGGTAAAAAGATGACTAAGACACAAGCAACCTTGGAAGCACAACAAATATCACGACAAATGAATGTTCCTGTTAATACAGTTGTAAAACGAGTTACTAATCCTATTGAAGCTAGTTATGGAAATATTGCTAAAGTCTTGCAACAAGATTTAATGACACAAAAAAATATTCGTTTACCTATTTTAGATAGTTATTCTTCTTATCATTTTATAGACAATCTTATTGGGAAGCCAAGAGATCAAGTTGGTCAAAGACGTTTAGTTATGAGAAGTAATGATAAAAATGTTCCTCTACCTGTTCGTTATCCCTTTAAAAATGAACCTATTAATCTAACAGATGTTACAGGACGTACTAGAAGAGTAGACATTAAAACAGCTGATCCAAATCTTAGTAGAGTTCCTATGGGAGCACCTACATCAGATATAACAACAAGTGCTAAACGTCCAGTAACTGCACAACAATTTGAACGTGTTGGTTGGGGTGATCACGATATTGTTGAATTAAAAGATTTTGTAGAAGGTGAAATACAAAGTGGTTATCAAAGCTCAGTTGAATTAGGAAGGCAAAATATTAATACACCTTTATTACAAAGAAAAATAAAAGTTGATAATACAGGCTTATCTGGTGAAATGAGGCAACTAAGAAGACAATTAGCTAGTCCTCCAAAAGATACTAATGTTTTAAATAAAAAAGCACAGCAGCAACAAAGTACTTCATCTCCATATGATCAATGGATTCAAACAGGAGATAACCCTGCATTAGAAGGAAGTACTAGATTAAGTATTGAACAAGACCTAAGTCCTGTATCAACAAACGATTTATCTGAATCTTTATTTGCTCAAGCTTCTGATCTTTCTTGGAAAGAACAAGATCGTTATAATAGAAGACAACGGAAGGGTAGAAAGTAGTGGCTAAATCAAAGAAAGAGTCTAAGAAAGATTCTAAAAAAGAAAAGAAAGGTAGTTGGATTAAAAGTGCCGTTAGTGATCCAGGTGCATTTACTGCAAAAGCTAAAAAACGTGGTATTACAACTGCACAGCTTCAAGAGAATGTTTTATCCGATCCAGATAAGTATGATAAAAAAACTGTAAAACAAGCACAACTTCGTAAAACACTTGTAGGCTTAGATAAGAAGAAAAAATCTAAAGAAGAATGACTAAAGATCATAGATTAGATTTAGGTCGTTATATTACTAACCCTTTTAACAACAGGGGAAGAATAGGTAAACGACTTGATTTTGGAGATTTATTTAAATCAAAAGCTTCAGTAGGAGGTTATCCATTTAATGCTGATCGTTTTAAAAGAGAAGATATATTAAAACATGCGATGAGTAAGAAACTCACGCAAAACCCTGATTTAAATTTTGTTGGTAATTCTCCCTTCTTTGATGAAAATCAAGAAGTCACATCTGACTATGAATTATTCCAAGGTGTGGGTAGATTTAATCGACCAATGGATTATGACTTTATAGAAGGAAGAGCAAAGACTTTTCAACGTCCACAAGCTCAACCTGATTTTAATCCTTTATGGGCAGAAGCATATCGAGTAAGTCCAACATTAAACCCTGGAAAAACAGCTAAGAATCCTATGCCACGAGTGTCTAATCCTGATCCAAATGGTTATATTATGGCTCGTGCAGAAGCAGAAGCAGAAGGTGAATTTGAAGGTGATTTAAGTGTTTCAGAATTGTTAGCTAGACAAGGTAAAGTTATTAAAGATCAGAAAGCTGCACTTGAAAAGAAAGAAGGTGAAGAAGTTGTAGATAAAGAAAAGAATAGTCCAGATAAAATAGAAGGAACTGCGTAGAGCTATGATTTTAAATGCAGCACAAAAAGTCGCTTTAACGCAATGGGGTAGAAGACGAATCCCTGGTGGTAATAGTTTTTTAAATAAACGAGGTGGAAATATCTTTGGGTCTGCAATCCCTGGTGCAATCTTATCAGGAGTTGGTACAACGTTATGGACAGGAAATCCTATTGCTGGGGGAGCTGTAGCATTTGGTGATTTAATTACTAGTGCTGGTATAGGTAGATTATTAGCTAGTAAGAATGTATTTGGTGGCAAATATGCAGGACAAATGTTGCCTAATATTGATCCTAAATCAATTAAAAAAGTAAATCATCCAAAACAATCTTATTACATTGGACAAAAGAAACCTGATCTTCGTTATACATTAAGTACACCTCAAAGTCTTGCTATGGGTGTAACAACTATTGGAGCACCTTTAGTTATTGAACCTTGGTTTAGAGGACAACAAGGTAATGTCCAACAGCAACAGTTGGCTCAGATGAAATATCTAAATGGATTAAATCCAACAACAGCTCAAGGAACAATGTATCAATTACAAGGTGTACCGATGAGGGCTGGCTAATGGATGTACGTAAGTGGCTTAGTCAAACAAAAAAAGATTTCTTACTAGGTGGTAAAACTGGTGATCTTGTTCAAGCACAACAAGATCTTTCAGGAACTGCTAGAGATAATAGACATACTGTTTTACCAATTTCGGGAGGAAAAGATTTTTGGCAGACTTTAAGTAAAGGAATGGACAGAGATGTTTATGACGAAGCTACTAAGAAAATCAAGACTACAAAAACAGAACCTATTGATATAAGAAAACCTGTTAAGTTTGCTGGTGCTTTTGCCGCTAGGGGTATGACCGATATGGGTTATGACTCAACTAGACATATCTGGTGGAGACATAATCATCCAATGGCAATCTTGGATCGTGTACAAGGTGCTGTTATTGGTGATCAATTATCGTCTTACACTCCTGCACAGAGATCTGCTATTACCTTAGCTAGTGTAGGTGCTCCAGCTGCTGCTTCTCTTGGTGTTTGGGATGCTACAAACCCTGGAGAATTATTTAGACCTAAAGGTTACGCACAAAGTTATGCAGAACTTGGTTCTGATGATCGTAGAAAGACTGCACAACCAGGAGTCGAATTTATAGAACGTATGGTTCTGGGTAGACGAGGTAGACCTTTAAAATATGAAACTGCAAAACAAGATATTCCTAATCTAACTAAACTTGAATACAGCAATTTCATTAAAGATCATTGGCAGAATAAAGGAATAACAGGTATGGGATTAATTAAAGGTTCCATGAGAAATATTGAAGGTAATCCAGAAGTAAGAATTATTGGATTCCCCGTAGGATTACAAGCTGTTGGTGCTGCTGGAGGTGGATTACTTGCTGTTAAACAAGCTTTAAGAACAGGAGAAAATACAGGTATAAATAGAGCAACAAATATGGCTTTACCTAGAAGAGCAAGAACGGTAGCTATGAGAGGTGGATTAGGAGCTTTAGCTGGTGCTGCTGCAGGTAAGATTAGTAATATGATTATTTCATCTGCGACAAAACCAAAGTATCCAACAACATTTGAATATCAGCAGAATATAGGCTGATAAAATAAATAAAGGAGATTTTAAATAAACAAAGTAAATGGTTACACCTTTAACTCCACAAGCAACACCATTTTCAGGAAATCCTTGGGCAGGTTCAGCAACAGTACCTTTAGCTGGTGGTGGAGTTATTAGTGACCCTTGGTTAGATCCAAAAATAAAATTGGGAGATCCAAGATTATGGTTAGATAAAAAATACCGAGCTTTAACCCATCCTTCAAATCCTCTTAGAACAAAAGCAGCACAAATAATTCCACAAGCTAAAGTTGCATTAGCAAGTCCTCGCTTAGCAGGAGCTTTAAGTCTTGGAGGAAAAGCTCTTCCTTGGCTACCTGTTGCAGGTAATGTATTAGAAGGAGACATAGTTGGTACAACAGGATCTCTAGCAGGTGGACTTCTTGGAATACCTTTAGGACCATGGGGAATTGCTGCAGGAACAATGCTTGGAGAGCCAATATTAAAAGGTGGTATTAATCTTGCAGCTGGTGTAATGGGAATGGACCCTAGTGATCCGTTAAGTGGTCCTGACTGGAGAATTCCGATGCCAGGTGGAAAAGATCCTGATGGTCGAGATAACGATATAGCAATTACTCCTTATGCCAAATATCTAAAACGAGAAGGTCGAGAATTTGATGCTGTTAGAAGACAGTACGAAAGGTTGGCTCCTATTAGAGAAGAACTAAGACAAGCTGATCTATCCAGACAGATGCAAGTAGCAGCAATGGGTCAATTAGGTCAGATGAGAGCACAAAGTTCTAACATGCTTCAATCTATGATTACAGGAGGATATTAAAATGATAAATTTTCAAAATTTTCTAAATAATAGATACATGCCATGGAATTGGAGACAACAGTCAAGTGGTTTTAGTGTACCTGTACAAGGTAGAGGAATGTTTAGTAATAGTGGAGGAAAAATACTTTCAGATGATCCAACAAAAATTTTTGCAGGTAGTGAAAAAGGTCCACAATTTATAGGTGATCCTACAGGGATACTTATGCAAGAAATAAAAGAAAAGAAAGAAGAAGCAAAAAAAATACCACAAAAACCAGATAGTAGTGATAGTGAGTGGATAAAATTCTGGAAAGAACATCTTGGAGATGAAAGAAAATATCAAGAAGAGTTATATAAAAGAGGACAAATTTTAAAAGGAGTTAAAGGAATACAACAAGGAATGGATAAATGGCAATTAGGACCAGCAAGGCTTGCAGCAGAAACAGGTAATCGAATGGCTAGTCAATGGGGAAACATAAAAGTACCTAACTTTGTAACATCTCCTGCAGTACCACCTAATATGGTTCGTTCAGCTTATAGCTTTCAAGATTTTCTAAGAGTATAAGAATGAAATTTACCAGTATTAAAATGTTAAATAAGAGGATTAAATAAAATGGCAGGACCTTTAGCAGCATTAGGAGGACCTTGGGGACTTGGCCTCATGGGTGCAGGAATGTTCTTTAATTTCCTGGGCAATCGTGCAATGGCTGCTCAAAGTGCTGAAAATACTAGAGCACAATTACAAGGAGCTGCAAACGCAAAAGAATCAGAAGTTAATTTAGCTAAAGATGTATGGTTTGGTAATAGAGCTGAAAAACTAGAAGGATTAATGCAGAAAGATTGGCGTGAGACACAAGATTTTAATCGAAGTTTAAAATTGGCAGGTCGTTATATGGATGACTTTGCACCAAAAATGGGTAATTTCCAACGACAAGAAAATATTAAAAATGCTATAAATGCTTTAAATCCAACAATGCAAGAAGCAGGACGAAAACAAGCAGGATTAAATGCTGCTCAAATGTCCTTTGGAGATGCTTTAAATTACGCTGCAAAGCAAGGTAAAGGAGGATCTTATCAATTAGATAAGTTAAAATTAATGCTAGGGATGGGACCAAGATTCACATGATGCTTAACTTCTATTTATTAATTTTATTTTTTATCGTTGCAAATCTAATTCTTGATAACGATTCAGATAGTGATGGGATGGCATTCGCTCTTCCTTCAGGTGGTGGGGGATTAATGGGGGGAGGAGGAAAAAAAGAAGATAAAGAACCAGAAATTAAACCAATTACTGTATTAAATTATGGTGGTAATAAAACAGTTATAGAAGCTCCTGATCCAATACCCCCAGATCCTTTCTTTGCAAGTTTTGAAAGACAACAAACTCGTAAAACTGATCAAGCTGAATTTGCTAATTGGGAAAATAACTTAGCTAATTATCAAAAAGATATAGGTAATATTCAAGCTGGTAGATCAGGATGGGATGATTTTAAAACTAATTTAACTAGTCGTTTAAATAGAGGAATAGTTTCTTACGATCAAGCTGTTTCAGAAGTTGATAATTATGTAGGTAAATATGATTTAACAGCTTCAAATCTTACAGGTCCTGGAGCAGACCCAAGACAATATTGGGAAACATGGGATAAAGATGCAGAACAGTTTAATCCTACATATACTGCTGAAGAATTTGCTGCAATTGATAAAACTCCTACTGCTTGGAGTGACGCAGATAATGATTGGGGAACTTTTACCCCAG